GGCTCGGCAACGCGGAGGGGTTCTGATGTTCTACGGCACGGCTTCCACTCCGACGGGTGATCCGCCGTTCGGCATGCGAATCCAGCGCGGAATGTGCTCCACGGGTTGTCCGTACTACACCTGCTGCTCAGACGATTGCCCGTGGCGCGAAGGCACCGGCCAGTTCGTGGTGGTCGCTGCAGAGCGGGAGCCGACGTTCCCGTTCCCCAAGGCGAAGCCGCAGCCGCGCCGGCCGTTCCACGAGAGGATCAACCGGAAGCCGTGGGAGCGGCGCTAGAACGTTTCAACAGGGAGAAGACCATGCCAGGACCAGACGAGATGAACGGCCACGCGATCGCGCCGGACATGACGAGCGAGAACCCGGACCGCGACGTGGAGGAGCAGGCGGCCCGCGAAGCCTCGATGCCGACGCCCGAGCAGCGCCAAGCGGTCATCGACGCGGCGACGCAGAGAATCCGCGACGCGGAAAAGCAGCACGCCGCTCTCCACGTAAACGGCGCGCATCCGCAGCCGGACCAGACCGCCGTCCAGAAGGCGGAGGCCGTCGTCGACGCGCAGCTCCGTCAGGTGATCGGCGTGACGATCCGGGGAATCCTGGTGTCGTCGCCGGGCTTCCCTTCGGACGTCATCTGCCGGTCCATAGCCCGGGTGACCGGCGCGCTGCTCTGCGATGCCGTGCACGCCGATCTCGCGTTGATGCTGAAGCACAGAGCGGGCATAAAGGACGCGTTCAAGGCCGGCGTCGATTCAACAAAGGTCAACGGCGGCGCAGCCGCGGTGCCAGCCAAACGCTGATCGAGGGGTTCGATGGGGGAGATCACCGTCCAGGGTTCGGAACTCGGCAACGCGCTGACCGAGATGCTGATGGCTCCGGAGATCATCCCCGGAGACCAGCCCTCCTACGAAATCTGCAAGACGCTTTGGATTTACCACCCGCTCGGCAAGAAGATGGTCGAGTCGCCGATCGAGATGGCGCAGTGCCAGGAGCGCGAGATCAGCGTTCCTGCCAGCCCGGAGAGCCGCTGCGTCGCGGCCTTCCGGAAAGAATGGGAGACCATCGGCGCCGACGACAAGATCCTCAACGTCATGTCGACCTCGCGGGCCTACGGAATCGCCTCCATCGCGCTGATGGCGCAGGACGTGCCGGCGAACCAGCCCGTCGACCCGAAGGCCTACTGGAAGCTGCAGCTCAGCTTCAACATCCTCGACCCGCTGAACACCGCGGGCTCGCTGGTGCTGAACCAGGACCCGAACTCCATCGACTTCCAGAAGGTCGTCGGGGTGTCGGTCGGCGGCGTCCCGTACCACCGCAGCCGCACCGTGACGATGATGCACGAGCGGCCGGTCTACATCGCCTACACGTCGTCGGCGTTCGGCTTCGTCGGCCGGTCGGTCTTCCAGCGGGCGCTGTTCCCGCTGAAGTCCTTCATCCAGACGATGGTCACCGACGACCTGGTGGTGAAGAAGGCGGGCGTCTTCATCGCCAAGCTGAAGGCCGCCGGCGCCATCATCAACAACGTCATGCAGCGCATGGCCGGGCTGAAGCGCCTATTCGTCAAGGAGGCGACGAACGGCAACGTGATCTCGATCGGCACGGAGGAGGAGATCGAGACGCTCAACATGCAGAACGTCGACAAGGCGTTCGGCATGGCGCGGAAGAACATCCTGGAGAACATCGCCGTCTCGGCCGACATGCCGGCGGAGTTCCTCAACAGCGAGACCTTCGCGGAGGGGTTCGCCGACGGCACCGAGGACGCGAAGCGGGTCGCGCAGTACGTCGGGCGGGTCCGCCGGCAGATGCGGCCGCTCTACGCGTTCTTCGACGGGATCGTGATGCGGCGCGCCTGGAACCCGGACTTCTACAAGATCATCCAGGAGGAGTTCCCGGACTATAGGTCGATCCCCTACGAGCAGGCGTTCTACAAGTGGAGCAACAGCTTCACCGCTGAGTGGCCGAACCTCCTGACCGAGCCGGACAGCGAGAAGGTCAAGACCGACGACGTCAAGCTGAAGGCGATCATCGCGACCGTCGAGGTCTTCGGGCCGATGATGGACCCGGAGAACAAGGCGACGCTGCTGATGTGGGCGCAGGACAACATCAACGAGAACAAGCTGATGTTCACCGACCCGATGGTCCTCGACTTCGAGGCCCTTCGGACCTACGTCCCGCCGCAGCCGATGGTCGAGCCCGGCGAGCCGAAGCCGTTCTCCGCGGCCGACGCCGCCGAGTCGATCCGCACCGGCAAGGGCGCGCCGCACGGCCGCCGGCGCCACCTCACGAACGCGGAGCTTCTCGACCTCGTCGACATGATGCAGAAGGCGGACCCGCAGGGCTTACCGCCGCCCGAGGCGACGCGTATGCTGACGGGACCGCGCATCGCGGCTTGACGGGGAGAGCATCATGGCGAACGAAAAAGAAGTTCAGGAAGAAGGGATGGGCCTGCTGGTGGCCGGCATCAAGGCGCTGCGGGACTTCCTCGACGGGAAGGCGTTCTTTCAGATCGAAACCCAGACCGGTGCCGCTCCGCCAAACTTCGACCGATCCGCCCCGTCTGCGCCTCCCGGCAGCGTCCGTCGCGTGCGCTTCATGCGCGATCAGACGTGATGGCGCGGCCCTGGCCGCCGCGCTCGGCCTACGCGCGCTTCTGGCTTCGCCATCGGCTTCGCCGGTTCTTCCGTTCCGGTCGCCCGACTCAGGTTACGGTTTCGGAAGTGACCCGCGCGGTGTGGCCGCTGGGGATCGGCGCGCCGACGGAGATGCCGTCAGGATTCCGGAGGTCCGCGTGACCGTCACGGCGTTCCCGCTGAGCAAAGCGACGCCGCCCGGTCAGCGTCTGCGGACCGAGGAGCCCTGCTCGGTCGTCATCCTCCCAACGGTGCGGATCGAGCGATACGAGGAGTCCGCCGAGGCCGCGTTCGAGGCTTTGTCGCCGTCGGCGCAAAAACGTGCGGCGCGGATCATGAAGCGGTACACCGAGGCGAAGCGAGATGCCGAAGCAACGTGACCGCTTCCAGGAGGTCCTGACCGAAGCCATCGACGACATGATGGAGCACGGGTTCGACTCGGTCGAGCGCGTGCAGCACTGGACGAGGCGGCTCGCCGAGGCGGCCGGGGAATCGTCCCGCATGTCGGAGCAGGATCTCGCCAAGATGCTCCGCGAGGAGCTGGCCAGAACCTACAAGCGCATGGTCGAGGACGGCGGCCTCGTCAAATTCCATCCCGGCGTCCAGCGGTTCACCATCGACAAGCTGAAGCCCGCCATGCGGTCCGAGCTCGACCGCCGGATCATGGCGTCGGCCGACCTCATCAAGCTGAACCGCGAGCAGGCCATCGCGAAGACGCTGCAACGCTTCCAGGGCTGGTCGACCAGCATCCCGCCGAACGGCGTTTCGGGGGAGAAGAAGGCGGCGGTCAAGGCGAACGTCCGGAAGTCGCTGACGCAGCTCCCGTTCGAGGAGCGCCGCGTCCTGATCGACCAGGGCCACAAGCTGACGGCGGCGATCTCCGAGATCGTCGCCTCCGACGGCGGGGCCATCGCCGGCCGGTGGCGATCGAACTGGCGGCAGGCCGGCTACGACTACCGCGAGGACCACAAGGAGCGAGACGAGCAGGTCTACCTCGTCCGCGATTCGTGGGCCCACCAGCGCGGCCTCGTGAAGAAGGGCGGCAACCCGTTCTACGACGAGATCACGGCGGTCGGGCAGGAGCCGTTCTGCCGGTGCTACATGGTTTGGCTCTACAACCTTCGCGACCTCCCTCAAGACATGCTGACCGTGAAGGGCAAGGACGCGCTCGGCGAGGCGCGCGCCAAGGTCGGCCGGTTCGCCGACTCCGAGAAGGCGCCGAAGGAGCAGGTCGACTACGTTACCGCCTGGGCCGACCCGGAGACGCGCTGCGCGCGCTGCTCGATGTTCGTCCAGATGAGCGCGGGCGAGGTCGGCAACAAATGCACGGCGGTCGAGGGGACCATCGACGCCTCCGCGCACTGCCGCCTGTTCAAGCCGGCGCGGGCGAAGACCGACGTCGCTCCCAAGGTCGGCGCCGCGGCGGACGTCCTCCGGATCGAGCGGGTACGCGCGCTGATCGCCGACGCGACGTCCAAGGCCGGGCTCGACCTCAGCCGGTAGCTTCGGTTAACATCGATTCGCAGCGTGGCGAAGTGCCGAAAGGCACTTGCTGCACGAGCGAGGCGGCGGGGGAGCGAACCCGCGCTGAACAGGCGGCGCGCTAACCGTGCTTGCGAATGGCGGCTCGGGGGCGTGATGCAGGCTACAGGTGGGGCTGCGACCGCCGGCTGAAGGCCCCCAGTGCCGGAGTAGCGACCGGCCCTCGCGCGATTAAAAAGTTCTGCGGTCCTAGCTCAATGGCAGAGCAGGAGCCTTCCAAGCTCACGACGCGGGGTTCGATTCCCCCGGACCGCTCCACCGCCCGCGCTGCTCTCCTGATTGTTCCTCGCACATTTCGTGTTATAGAAGTTCGACCACGTTGGGGGGAACGTAAGCGATGCCGCTCGAGCCCGGCTCCTCGCAGGAGGTCATCTCCCGTAACATCGCGACCGAGGTCCGCTCCGGCAAAGACCCGAAGCAGGCCGCCGCGATCGCCTACTCGAAAGCGCGCGAAGATGCCGACCACGACCACGTCACCGTTGGAAAGGGACCGCTCTCCCGCGTGGTGTCCGTGGGGATGATGATGGACGCCATCCAGTGCGCGGCAGATCAGGTCGCGGACCTCGCGATGCGCGTCGACGCTCTCATGGCGAAGCGATGACCAAGGCCGCAGGAATCCTTTTCGTCACCGCGGACGGCAAGGCGCTGTTCCTGAAGCGCGGCCCGTCCGCGCCGGACTGCGCTGGCTGCTGGGACTTCCCCGGCGGCGGACGCGAGGGCGACGAGACCGCCGAGCAGACCGCGCTGCGCGAAGCGATCGAGGAGGTCGGGAAAATCCCGGCCGGCACCAGAGTTTTCCACACCCGAACCAGATCACCCCGGCCGGAAACGGTCGGCGTGGGGGTCGGCGCGGCGCCTTTACTCCCTGTTCAGGCCGCCGCGCCGCCTTCCCCCGTTCCGTCCCCTGCGATGAGCCCGGACGTCGACTTCACGACGTTCGTCCAGCGGGTGCCGGAGGAGTTCGTCCCGGACATCAACGACGAGCACGAGGGATGGGCATGGGCGCCGATCTCGTCTCCCCCGGAGCCGCTTCACCCGGGCTGCAGAATCGCGCTGGAACGCTTGTCGATGGACGAGTTAGGGGTCGCGCGGGCCATCGCCGACGGCAGGCTGATCTCGCCGCAGCGATACGAGAACATGACGATGTTCGCGATCCGGATCACGGGGACCGACGTCGCCTACCGGAACGCGATCGACGAGTTCGTCTACCGCAACCCCGACAACTATCTGACCGATGAATTTCTGGCCCGGTGCAACGGTCTCCCGGTGGTCTGGCTGCGCCGCTCCGGCGACGAAGAAGGCTTCCATCCGAAGGGCTCGCTGCTCAACAGCGAGGAGTTCGGCGAAAGAGTTGTAGGATCGATCATGTTGCCGTATATTGCCGGCAACGAAGTCTGGGGCGTCGCGAAAATCTTCGACGATGCCGCAGCCGCAGAGATGGAGGCGAAGCAGCTCTCGACGTCGCCGGCGGTGTTCTTCCGAAACCTGTCCGACAACGCGAAGCTGAAACTCGAGGACGGATCGACGCTCCTGATCGAAGGGAAGCCGAGCCTCCTCGACCACGTCTGCATCTGCGAGCAAGGGGTTTGGGACAAGGGTCGCGATCCGACCGGCGTCCGTTCCGAAGCACGAGGGGACTCAGCTATGACGCCAGAGGAAAAGGCCAAGGCCGACGCGGAAGCCAAGATGAAGGCGGACGCCGAAGCGGAGGAGGCCAAGAAGAAGGCCGACGCTGAGAAGGAAGAAAAAGAAAAGGCGGATGCGGCCAAGAAGGCCGACGAGGAGAAGGACAAGAACCCCTTCGCCGACGCCATGAAGTCGATGGCCGACAGCGTCGCTAAGATCGGCGACGCGGTGGTCAAAATCGGCGCCCGCGTCGACTCGATGGAGGACGACGCGAAGAAGAAGGCCGACGCCGAGGCCGAGGAGAAGCGCAAGGCCGGCGACCCCGAGCAGCTCAAGGCCGACAAGTCCCGCAAGGACGCCGAGGAGAAGGCCGCCAAGGAGAAGGCGGACGCGGAGGAGGCCGAGAAGAAGAAGGCCGACGCCGCCGCCCTCAAGACGGTCTCCGACCGCATCGACGAGGTCAAGGGCATGCTCCCGAAGCAGATGACCGACAAGGACTTCCACGCCGTGGCCGACAGCCAGGCGCGCGCGGACTCGGTCTTCTCGCTGTTCGGCGAGCGCGCTCCGATCCCGCTGCAGGGCGAGACCGCCTCGCTCTACGACCGCCGCGTCGCGCGCCAGCTCGTCAAGCACAGCCCGACGTGGTCCAAGATCGACATCACCTCGGCGGCGTTCGCCGACGACGCCGCCTTCGCCATCGTCCGGGACCAAGTGTTCGCGGACGCCCAGAAGGCGGCGATGAGCCCGTCCGCGCTGCCGAACGGTGGCCTGCGGATGATCTCGAAGCCGAGCGGCGGTCATATTATCAACGAGTTCCACGGCGATCCGGACTCGTGGATGGGACCGATGGCCGGCGCGACCCGCCGGTTCGTCACCCGCATCAACGAGCGGCAGCCGAACTGACCGTCGGCTGAACCCATCGATCCACCGGAGACCGAAAGACCATGACCGCCCAAGTCGCTTTCAACCCCTACGTCCAGACCGCCGGCAACGCCGGGCTGTTCAACGTCTCCTCGAAGGGTCTCCGCCAGGGCACCGCCTACCCTGACCCGGCGACCCGGTACGCTCTCCGGACCGGCGTGCTGGACGTCAACGAGACGCTCCCGATGTGGGGCGGCGTCGGCATCTATGAGAACATCCCGACCTACGGGGCGGCGGACCCGAACACGACGCTGGGCCCGGTCGTCGGCCGCGCGAACGGCCTGACCGGCTCGAAGCAGCTCGCCGGCTTCTCGGTCTTCGACCAAGCCTACGGCATGATCACCACGCCGCAGAGCAACGTCCCGCTGATCGGCAGCTACGGCCAGGTCATGAGCTACGCGCTCGGCAGCAACGCCCGCATCGCGGTCAAGTGCGACGCCGCGCTGGTGGACCTCTGGGGCCTCACGATCCAGTCCCAGGTCTCGTGGGACTTCGTGAACCAGCTCCTCGTGCCGTATCTCGGCACGCTGACTATCTCGTCGGGCACCTACAACAACACCACGGGCGTGGTCGTGCTGACCATGTCGGCGCCGATCACCTTCGACGCGGGCGACGCGATCGTCGTGTCGAGCCTGACCGGCACCGGCGCCTTCGCCAGCCTGGACGGGACCTTCACGTCGATCCCGACGACCAGCGGCAGCACGGTGACCTACAACGCCGGCGCGGGCCTCGGCGCCGCGACGATCACCGGCGGCTCGCTGACCCTCGGCTCCGGCGCGTCTTCGGCGCTCCCGGTCAAGGTCCTCGACGTCCAGGCCGGCAACTGCGAGACGGTCTCCTACGACCCGGCGACCGGCTACGCGAACTACAACTTCGACGGCAACTGCGCGGTGATCCAACTCACCAAGCCCTGAGCCGTAACAGACTGACCGCGGGGGGATAGGGTGCGGGACCGACAGGCTCCGCACCCAACTCCGAAGACGACAGAGGAACTTCAGGAGCCGACATGATCCAGGCCAACGCCTTCGTGACGCTGAACCCGTCCTTCATCGAGCCCGAGTTCCTGGTCCAGTACAGCCAGCACTCCGGCTTCATCGACACGCTGGCGGAGGGCAAGCTCCGGGTCCGGCTCGCCGAGGACGACCTCGTCGTCTACATGAAGCAGCTCAACCTGCGGACCAAGATGGCGGCGGGCACGGCGGCCTCGAACGAGCTTCCCGGCGTCGACATCGCCGCCTCGATGCTCTCGGCCCCGACCTACCTGCAACGGGTCCGCTCGCAGTACGACCACCACGACGTGGCGGCCGGCGGGCGCTGGGGCTTCTCGGTGGTCGAGGCCTACCGCCTCGGCATGCGCCAGGGCCACTTCCAGCTCTGCCGCGACGCCAACCTGTTCGGCTTCAACCCGCAGAACGGCGAGGGCCTGCTCAACGCCCCGGGCGCGACGGCGATCAACCTGCCGCCGGACAGCACGGGCGCGACGACCGTCACGACCTACGACAACGGCGAGATGGCGTTCTTCCTCGCCCAGCAGGTCCTGAACATCAAGTCGCGGACCTACCAGCTCGGCATGGGACGCCGGTTCACGATCCTCGGCCCGCAGCGCACGCTCGGCCTGTTCGAGTACAACGTCGTCCAGCTCGTGCAGTACCAGCGCATCGGCGCCGGCACCGCGTCGACCGCCGGCACCGTCAAGGAGATCCTGATGGCTAACGGCGACACGCTGGTGTGGGCCTACGACGACACGCTGATCGGCCAGGGCGACGCCGGCGCCGACGCGGTCATCCTCATCATGCCGGAGGTCGAGAAGCCGACCGGCAACTCCCCGGACACGAACGAGTTCGCCAAGCTCCTGCCGGCGGCGAACGTCTGCGCGACGCAGTACGCCGACATGGCGGCCCCGCGGGAGATCATCTCCCCGCTGGCCGGCGGCGCGACGGACTTCCTCCAGGAGTGGCGCATCACGTCCGGCTGGGTGCCGCGCTCGCAGGCGCTGACCATCATCTCGATGCCCTACTCCTGATCGGCGGAGGCGTGCTACATTTCGAGGGCGGGTCGGGAAACCGTCCCGCCCTTTTCGTTTCAAAACAGGGAGAGACCACCATGAGACTGTACGTCGCCAACTGCACGAAGCAGAACCGGATCGTGTTCTTCCGGACCGAGATCAAGAAGGACGCGCAGAACCAGCGTCCGCAGCCCGCCAAGCAGCAGGCCATCCCCCCCGGCCGCCAGGTCATCATGGGCGGCCCGGCGCTCGACAAGGAGCAGGTCGCCACGATCGAGGCCCAGCTCCGCACCATCGGCGCCGTCAGCGAAGGCGAGGTCGGCGGCCTGCGCGGCAAGGTGACCCCGCTGATCTTCTCGGTCGACCAGCCGGTGCCGTCGAAGTCCATCGTCCGGGTGCTCGGCATCAACTCCGGCGTCCTCGTCCAGGCCGGCCAGGACCGCCGGCGCAAGGCCGCGATCGCGGCGGGCGAGACCGTCACGGACCGCGTCCAGGACGCGCTGGCGCAGCAGGGCATCAGCGCCGACGTCGCCAACGAGGCGAAGATGTCGATGGAGATCGAGCAGCTCGAGCGCGCCGAGGGCGACACCCAGGGCAGGATGATCGAGGAGGGCGTGATCCTCGACCGCAAGGCGCCGCCCGACAAGTCGCAGAAGAACGTCAAGCGTCGGAACAAGTGAGCTGACATGGCTTCTCCGGGACCGACCCTGGCAGGCTTCATCGCGTTCGTCAGGAACGCGGGGTTCGACACCACGGTGGTCCCGGATTCGTCCGTCTGGCTGAAGTACGCGCTCGCCAACGCGATGGCGATCGTCAACCCGGCGCTCAGGGCGGTCTGCCTGCCGACGCAGGACGCGGTCGGCGTTTCGATCTCGGACGGCCGAACGATCTACACGGAGGCGGTCTACAACCTCGGGACCGACAACCTCGTCAACTACGCCCCGGACCTTCCCGGCGCACCGAACGTCGACGGCAGCGAACCGCCGCAGCCGATGTTCGCGTACCTCCGCACGAAGTGGAACATCTTGGGTTTCGTCTCCGGCGTGATACAGTCGGCCGGCGACGAGGGGACCAACGAGTCGATGGTCGTCCAGGAGGCGGCGAAGAACTTCACGCTCTCCGACCTGCAGAACCTGAAGACGCCGTGGGGGCGGACCTACCTCGGGCTCGCCCAGATGTACGGCCCCACGACCTGGGGCATGAGCTAGGAGCGCGCGATGTCGCAGAAGAACGGCCTTCTCGGTCCGAACGGTGCAACCCCTGTCCTCAACGGCGGTGCGCTGTGGCAGTTGATGACCACGTCGGCGCTCACCCAGATCAAGGCGGCCTCCGGCGTCCTCGAGCGCCTCGGCATCAACACCGCCGGCACCGGCTCGGCCGTCGCGTTCTACGACGGTCTCTCCTTCACGGTCACGATGACCATCGCGGCGCCCGGCGTGGTCACATGGCCTGCCGGACAGAAGCCGGTGGCCGGCACGGCCGTGAAGTTCAGCACCACTGGCGCGTTGCCGACCGGGCTGACGGCCGGGACGACCTATTACGTCTCGACGGCCTCGGCGACCGCCAACGCCGCGGCGCTCGCGGACACCCAGGCGCACGCGCTCGCCGGCACGAACTCCATCACCACCACGGGAACGCAGAGCGGCGTTCACACCGCCTGGGACGTCTCGCGGCCGATCGGCTCATGGTCGACCACAGCGCAGGGGTCTCCGGAGATCGGAGCCGCCTGCACCTACGGCATCATCGCCAACCCGACGGACGGCGGCGGAGCAGCCAACCTGACGGCCTATTACGTCTGACGTGCTGACCGCCATCAAGCTGTGGCTGATCTTCAACGAGATCGTTCTCGTGCTATCGTTGCGGCCATGATCCTCCACCTCGGCGTCATCGACCTCCCATACGCCAACGCCCCGCGCGGGAAGCGCGCCAAGGTCTCGCGCGGCACCCAGACGACGGGCGACGTCGCGACGTGGCTGGAGAACCGCTACGGGCTGATGGAGACCTACGTCCGGGTCCACGAGAACGTGATCGCGGACTCCGTCGGGGACTCGATCAAGGGCGCGATCGAGACGCTGGCGATGGGCGGCCGCATCGACCACGACCCGTTCGGCACGGCGACGTCGAAGATCGAGGACGACTTCAAGCAGTTCCTGTCGAGCGGCGAGGTCGACACCGTCGGCATCCCCGGCACGCCGACGAAGGCCGCGGAGCGCGGCGTCAACCACCGCCTGAAGCATCCGTACCGCCGGCGCAAGGCGAGGCCCTCGTTCCTCGACACGACGCTGTTCCAGTCGTCGTTCAAAGCGTGGGTGGATTGACCGCCGATCCGTGTTAAAGAATCCGAGAGACGTTCGGAGGGCTCCACGATGCCGGGATTGGTCAACAGAACCGAGGCGGTCAAGAAGCCGACCCACCACCAGTTCATCCCCGGCATCGGCCACCTCGACCACGGCGCCGAGCCGTCGCTCCCTGCGGGGCGCGGCGGCAAGAAGAATTGCGATCCTCCTCCCGGCACAAGGGACGGCAGCCTGCACAAGATGAAGGCCTCGTCCGGGATCGTCGTCGTCATGAAGTGGATCACCGCCGCGAGATCCTGGGGGCCGAAGCGACCCGGTGTCGGAAACCGCATGGCGTGGACCCCCAAACACCTCAGCGTCGCCGGCTGGGAGCTGATCGGGCCGGCCGCGTGAGCATCGCCGACGAATCCTCGGCCGCGAAGACCCCGCTCGGCTCGGACCTCGCGGCCGGGGTTGAGGCGATCAGCCTCAACCAGACGATCCAGTTCACGCTCTACAAGAGGCTGGTGCTGCCGCTCGACGGCTACGTGTTCTGGGTGAGGGCGTCGCTCTACGGTCCGTCCGCGCTTCCCGACAAGGCCCTGATCGGGAGGGTGGGCCCGAACCAGCCGCCGTCCGTGTCGAGCGCGGCGCGCACGTTCGTCGCCAAGGGATCGCTGCACTACTCGACGGACACCCGCCAGGAGGAGAGCGAGAACTACGCGGCGAACCGCGTGGTCTTCACCGCCGAGGAGCTGGTCAACCCGCTGAACGAGACGGCGCCGAACACGCTCTGGATCGGGGAGTGGGAGGGCCTCCGCTTCGCGTTCTCGAGCCGCGGGCCGTACTACCGGCAGGCCGACCTCCACCACTACGTCGGCTTCGCCGTCTACTCCGACATGGCGACGCAGATCATCGACGACCCCAGCGGGTTCGATTCCCGCAACGTCGTCGTCTCCAACAGCCTGCCGGCGTGGCTCGCCCTGAACGGCTACAACCCGGGCTACGGGTTCGGAAACCCGAGCCTCGTGCTCTACCCGTCCTTCCTGACGCCGTCGAACTTGGAGCCGCCGTACGCCGCCGTGCACATCCCGCCGGAGGCGACGCGGACGCTGGCGATGGCGCCAAGGATCGATTCCAGGACGTCGACGCATTCGCAGCTCTGCGCGGACCTCGTCAGGATCACGCTGTGGGGCACCCGCAACTTCTCCGCCCTCGACTTCGTCGACTGCGTCAACCAGTACAGCTCGGACTTCGGCGCGATCGGCATGATGAACAGCCCGGTGGTCCGCGACGAGAAGCGGACGCAGACCGAGCTGGGCACGCTGGCGATGAAGAAGACCGTCGAGTTTGAGGTCTCCTACCTGCAGAGCCGGATCAACGACGTCGCCATGCAGGCGATCCAGCGCGCGACGGCCGCTTTCTCGGTGGGCGACGCCGCGGCCTAGTGCAATTTCATCGGCGATGCTGTAGAAGGGTTTCAGCGAAGCCGCGCGCCCGGCGCGCCGATCTCGGGGGAGCCGTTTCCGATGCCTCAGAATCCCACCAAGTCCACCTTGTTCGTCACCCAGATCGTCGCCGGCAACGGCATCGACATCACGCCGAACGAAGGCACCGGCATCGTCGAGATCGCGGTCTCCGGCGGCACCGAGAACCCGGTCTCCATCACCGGCGGCGCGAACCCCTTCCCCATCACGGGCGAAGCCGCGGCTAACGCCACGGCGGCTGGCGGCGACGTCACCCTCACGGGCGCGGCCGGCGGCGCGACCAGCGGGCGGGGCGGCAACATCGGCCTGACCGGCGGTGCGGCGTCCGGCGGCAACAGCGCGGGCGGCACCGCTCCGATCACGGGTGGCGCCGGCCACGGCAGCTCGGCCGGCGGCGCGGCTCCCGTAACCGGCGGTGCCGGCGGAGCCACGGGCGCTGGCGGCGCCGCATCCCTGACGGGCGGCGCGGGCGGCGCGACCTCCGGGGCCGGCGGCGCGGCCACCGTCCAAGGCGGCGCGGCCACGGCAGGAAACTCCTCGGGCGGTCAAGCCTCGGTCGCCAGCGGCGCCAGCACCGGAACGGCGGCGGGAGTCTCGACGCCCATCACCGGCGGCGCGGGCGGGACCGGCGCGGGCGGCAACGGCGGCTCGGTCCCGATCACGGGCGGCGCGGCCGGCGCCGGCTCGAATGGAAACGGCGGCGACGTCGTCCTCGGCGGCGGCGCGCTGGACGGCACGGGCGCGGCCGGCAACATCGTCGAGCGCAGCGTCAAGCTCGTCCACCAGGGCAACCCGACGGCGGCAACGACCTCGGCCACGCTCACCGCTGCTCAGGTCCTCGCCGGGATCATCACGGTGAACCAGGGAGCGGCCGGCGCCTCGGCGCAGCAGCTTCCGGCGGCGACCGCGATGGACACGGCCTTGCCGAACTCGGCGGCCGGCGACGCCTTCGACTTCTCCGTCATCAACATCTCGACCGTCGCGGCCGAGTCCGCGTCGCTCACCACGAACACCGGCTGGACCCTGGTCGGCGACATGGACGTGCAGGCGAACTCCGCCGCGACCACCAAGTCGGCCGGCCGCTTCCGCGCCCGGAAGACCGGCACCGGAGCCTGGGTTCTCTATCGCCTGTCGTGATGACGGGTTGACGTCGACAAACGGAAACGAGGTCCGGTCAACATGACGAACCCGATCGTCAACATCCAGGTCAGCCAGCAGCAGGCGCCGACCCCGTCGAAGCTCCAAAAGAGCGGGGCCATGCTCTCCCAGGGCGCGACGAACACGTCGCCCGGGACGTTCACGCTGCTCACCAAGGCGGCCGACCTCACGGCGATCCTGAACGGCGCGCTCGCCCTCGCCACGATCACGTGGTCGGCGAACGTCGCGACGGCGACCGCCAGCGCGCCGCACGGCATCCCGGTCGGCGAGAGCGTCCTCGTGACGATCGCCGGAGCCACGGCCGCCGCCTACAACGGCACTTACCTCGCGACCAGCACCGGAACGACGACCTTCACCTACTCGCTGCTCACGAACCCGGGCGGCTCGGCCTCGGTGCCGGGCACCTACACGCTCGAGGACGTCTCCGAGCTCAACGCGATGGTGACGTCGTTCTTCGGCCAGGGCTCCGCGCAGGCGGTGTGGGTCCTCGAACTCGGAGAGGGCGACGTCGCGGCCGGGGTGGCGTTCCTGACGAGCTGGATCGCCGCCAACCCGAACACGTTCTACAGCTACCTCGTGCCGCGCTTCTGGGACGGCGTCTCCCAGTTCGTGACGTTGCTCCAGAGCTTCAACGGCCTGGCGGCGAAGACCTACTTCTTCATCACCACCACGCTGCAAAACTGGCGGCTGTACCCGAACACGGACAAGTGCGCGCTCGCTCTGATCGAGGCGCCGAAGTACGGGGTGTGGCCGGCGAACGTCCTGACGGCGGCGTCCTACAGCGGTGGGATCGTCACGGCGACCACGACCTCGGCCCACGGCGTCGTCGCCGGCCAGTATTTCACGATCTCCGGCATGACGCCGTCGGGCTACAACGGCACGTTCCTCGCGCTGCAAGGCACGACGGGCTCGACGCTGAAATACGCCCTGGCGTCCGACCCCGGAGCCGAGTCCGTCCTCGGCACCTTGGTGGCGAGCCTCTACTCGTCGACCGGAGTCCCGTCGACCGAGTTCTCGATGGCGGCGGTCTTCCAGGTCACGCTGAACTACGCGCCGGGGCCGACCAACCGGATGACGACGCTGAACCTCGCCTACCTGTTCGGGGTCACGCCGTTCCCGACTCAGGGAAACGCGGCGCTGCTGTCGACGCTGAACGCCGCGAACATCAACGTGGTCGGCACGGGGGCGGCGGGCGGCATCTCGTCGACGGTGCTGATCGGCGGCAACACGCTCGACGGCAAGCCGTTCCGGTACTGGTATTCGGTCGACTGGGCGCAGATCAACGTCCAGTTGAACGTCAACGCGGCTCTGATCAACGGGTCGAACAACCCGCAGAACCCGATCGACTACAACCAGAACGGCATCAACGCGCTCCAGCAGGTCGCGGCGACCACGATGGCGACCGGCGTCTCCTCCGGGTTGGTGCTGAACCCCGTCAAGCAGACGACGCTGACCGCGGCGGACTACACCCAGGCGGTGGACAAGGATACCTTCGGCGGCACGACGCTGGTCAACGCCGTCCCGTTCGCCAGCTACGTCGCGCTCAACCCGAACGACTACGGCTCGGGCATCTACAACGGCTTCTCGATCAACTACACGCCTCTGATCGGTTTCGAGGAGATCACCTTCAACATCAACGTCTCCAGCTTCGCGGGCTGACGCACCATGGCCGGAAACCCACTCATCGACCAAGGCGTCCTGAACCTTCTCAAGGCGTCGGCGGTCTGGAACGACCATCCGGAGCTGAACGTCACGGCGTCGTTCCTCGACCGGGACGGCATCACGCTCCGCCTTGAGGGCGAGGCTTCGCTCCAGCACAACACGATGACGGGGCTCGTGCAGTCGCCGCAGCCCTACCTGCCGGTGAGCATCGTCATCGCTCTGCTGCGGACCCAGCCGCTGTCGGACGCCTACAAGACGCAGATGGAGAACTCGTCGCTGATCGGCGCCGGCACGATCTGGCCCGACGTGCAGGGCGGCGGCCTGTCGTCCTACCCGTTGCTCAACATGTCGATCCAGAGCGTCGGCGAGCTGGTGCTCAACGGCACGACGCCGATCTACGGTGTGACCTGCCGCGGATATTATTTGGTCAATTCGAATCTGTGGAATTGATCGGGCTGGCCGAACAGGGAGCCGTCCGTGAAGATCGACAAGCGTCTCAACTTCGTCGTGCCGATCTACGGCGACGAGCAACCCCTCCTCGACGACAAGCGGCAGCCCGTCGTGAAAGACGGCCGGCCCGTCATGCACGAGCCGGTGGTCGCGCACGTCCACTCGACGCCGCTCTCGGTTGAACTTGTCGACCGCTATTTCATGACGCTGGCGCAGACCTACTCCGCGATCTTCTCGCGCGGCCTCGGCATCGCCGGCGGCCCCGCGATCGCCATGAGGCTTCTGCGCCAGATCGCGATGGAGAACAACGCGTGGGCGGACGGCCCCGACGGCTCTCCCGGCGTCGAGCGCGGCTTGGTCGAGGAGGTCCGCCGGCTGACGAACGTCGCCGCGCTGGTCGACGGCTCCTGGCAGCAGGTTCCGCTCAAGGTCGCCGCGCAGCGCGGCGTGATCGACGACGAGGACGTCTCGGAGGTGGAGAACGCCATCGTTTTTTTTATCTGCATCTCTGCGGTTCTAAACCGGTCGATGCGGCGGCCGATGCTGGAAGCTGCTGCAGAACTGTGGGGGGCGCAGATCACGTCGTCCAGTTGTTCGGAGTTGATGAGTTCATTGCTGAGGTCGAGAGGGACCGGCAATTCTGGCGAGACGTCCCCTGCACCGGGACCTGCGGCGCCGTCCCGCGGCGGAGGGTCTGCGAATGCGACCTTGGACGGGAAACCGTCGTCGGTGCCAGTTTAGATTGGGCGGCGAACTCCGGCTTCCCTGCCCTGATGAAGGGAACGGTGCTAGAAACGTCGGCGCACGAGTTCCGGCGGACCGTCGACCGCCGGCCGAGGGCCGGAGGCGCCTGACATGACCGTCAAGAGCATCATCGACGTCGACATCACCGGAAAATATCCGCAGTTCTTCAAGCTGTTCGAGAGCTACCAGAAGGCGCTGAAGTCGCAGCCCGCCGCCTGGAAGCTGGTGACCGAGAAGATCGACGGTACGAAGACCTCGTTCGACAAGGTCGTCGACAAGATGGTCGCGGCCAACGTCCAGGCCCGCCTGATGGAGAAGGCGCAGGAGCGGGCGAACCAGCTCACGCGCACCGGCGCGGACCGGTGGGCCGCCATGGCGCGGTCTTCCCGCGATTTCGCCGCCGGCATCCGCGACGCGACCTCCAACCTGATCCGGATCGGAAGCTACATCGGGCTCGGTGGCGGTCTGATCGGCGCCGGCAGCTTGTTCGGGCTCGACCGTTTGGCCGGGGGCGTTTCGGCGACGCGGCGCTCCGGGCTCGGGCTCGGCATCGGCTACGGCGACCAGCGCGCGTTCTCGACGAACTTCGGCCGGCTGGTGGACCCGGAGAGTTTCCTGTCCGGGGTCGCAGGGGCGAAGCTCGACGTCACCCGCCGCGTCGGGCTGCTCGGCGCCGGGCTCTCGGAGGGCGAGATCGGCGGCGACACCGGGGCCACGGCCGTCGCGCTGCTGAAGCGGCTGAAGTCGATCGCCGACACGACGAACCCCGCGCTCTACGCGCAGGTCATCCAGTCCCGCCGGCTCGACCAGTTCACGTCGCCGGAGGATCTTCAGCGGCTCCGCAACACCGGTCCGGCGGAGTTCAACCGGCTGGTGTCGTCCTACGGCAAGGACCGCTCCAGCTTCGCGCTCGGCGGCAACATCGCGGAGCGGTGGCAGGACTTCTCCACCCAGCTCAGCCGGGCCGGCGAGAACATCGAGGCGGTGTTCGTTCGAGGCCTGACGCCGTTGGTCCCGGGGATCACGAAGCTGTCCGACTCGGTGGCGAAGGCCGTCGAGACGCTGCTCTCCAGCGACAAGCTGAAGGGTTGGCTCGAGCAGTTCGGGGTGGGGATCGAGAAGTTCGCGAAGTACCTCGGCAGCGACGACTTCGAGACGAAGGTGAAGTCCGTCGTCGACAACGTGGCCAAGCTCGGGTCCGCGATCGGCTGGCTGCTCGGGAAGCTGCCGGGCGAGGCCACCAACGTGGCCGGAGCCACCACGGGGGCCGTGATCGGCGGAGCCCTCGGCGGCCTGCCGGGGGCGGCGGTCGGCGGCTACGTCGGCAGCAAGCTCCCGGTGACGCAGACGCTGTGGAACCTGCCGTTCGGAGCGATCGGCGTGACGGCGTCTCCGTTCAACAACCCGGGCAACATCCGTCCGCCTGGACGATCCACAGGATTCTTGGCGTTCCCGACCCCGGAGGCCGGCGTCAAGGCGATGGCGGAGCAGCTCCGCATCTACGGGCGCCGCGACGGAATCAACAGCGTCGGCGGCATCGTGTCGAAGTACGCCCCGGCGACGGAGAACAACACGGCGGCCTACATCGCCGACGTCTCCAAGAAGACCAGCTTCGGCGCCGGCGACAAGCTGGATCTCAGCAATCCCGACGTGCTGGCGAAGGTGCTCTCGGCTATGATCTCGCACGAGCAGAAGCCCGGCAGCTACGACCGCTACAAGGACGCGAAGATCGTGGTCGAGGTCATCAAGCCGACGGGCTCCGACACCGCCGTGTCGGTCAACGGCGTGAAGGGGAACTGACGTGTCGATCTCGGCCGGCCTCGCCGCCTTCAAGATCAGCTTCCAGCTCTCCCCGATCATCCTGACCGGCGGCATCGCCGCGTCGATCCCGGGCGGCGCCTTGCCGATCATCGCGCTGACCGAGGCGCTGAACTTCTTCGACGGGATCTTGTCGGGGGCGACCGGGCTCGAAGACCTCGACAACTTCTTCGCCAACTTTCACCCGCTGCCGGGCGCCACGCTGATCGACCAGTCCGTGGGCGAGTACCCGTTCGCGAACCAAGCCGTCGCGGCGAACGCGGTGATCCGCAACCCGAACGTGATCTCGCTCCGGATGATCTGCCCGGCGCGCAACGAGCTCGGCTACGCCGTTAAGCTGGCGACGATGACCGCGCTCCAGGCGACGCTGGCGCAACATAATGCCTCCGGGGGCACTTATGTGGTCGCGACCCCATCGTTCTTCTTCACGGACTGCTTGCTCCTGCGGATGACGGACGTGACGCCGGAGCGGTCGAACCAGGCGCAGGAGGTCTGGCAGCTCGACTTCCGGAAGCCGCTGCTGACCCTGCAGGACGCCGTGCAGTCGCAGAACAGTCTCATGGGGAAGATCACCTCCGGCGTTCCGCTGGGCTCCGGCACGCCGGCGTGGTCCGGCCTCGGGCCGCAGGTCGGAAACCCGGCGAGCCTCGGCACCATCGGCACGATGCCATCGGCGGCGAACCCGGCCGGTTCGCTGTCGTCGTCGCCTCAGCAGGTGTTCTCCGCCGGGGGCTCGCAATGACGACGTTCGTGAACTTCCAGCCGACGCAGACGCAGCCGTTCCAGTTCCAGGCCACACTCGACGGGACGTCGTACAACGTCGTCGTGACGTGGTCGCTGTTCGGCGCCCGCTTCATGGCGAACGTCTTCGCCCTGGACGGAACGCTGGTCGTCTCCCGCGCGCTGGTCGGGACCGACGGCGGCAAGCAAATCCAGTCGCTGTCGTGGAGCGCGGGCGTTGTCACGGCGACCACGATCGCCCCCCACGGGTGGAGGGTGGGACGTCCGGTCGCTCTGACGGTCGCCGGGGCGTCGCCGTCCGGTTACAACGGGGCGTTCGAATGCACGCCGAACTCCGACACGGAGTTCACCTACAACGTCGCGACGAACCCTGGAGGAGCCATGGTCTTCGGCTCGGCCACGTTCCTCGTCGACCTCGTCGGCGGCCTGTTCTCGACGTCGACGATGATCTACAGGGCCGGCACGCGGCAGTTCGAGATCAGCCCGTGAGGTCCGCATGCGATACTACCGAATCGTCATAAGCGATCCGGCCTCCGGGAAGGTCTTCACCCCGCCCGGGTTCGACGGGCTGCTCGGCGGCGCCTCCTACACCAGCCAAGTCAACGGCGCGCCGCTTCCGAACGCATGGAACGTGGTTCTCGACGTCCCCGTGATCGGGCAGGCGACCCCGCAGGGCAACGCGCTTGTTCGGGTGTGGGGGATCAGCCTCCAGGAGATCGGTCAGGCGAACGACCTCGTCGGCAAGAACATCTCGATCTTCGGAGGGATGCAGAAGGGCCTCCCGCTGGCGAACCCGGCGCAGGCCGGCCTGCTGGCGAAGGGCACCATCTTCCAGGCGTTCGGGAACTGGATCGGAGTCGACCAGACCCTCGACCTCGTCGTCATCCCGGGGACCTCGACGTCGGCGGCGCCGGGCGGACCGGGATCGCTCGACGCGCCGAAGAACATCGTCCTGAACTGGAAGGCCGGCACGCCGCTCTCCCAGGCGCTGAAGCAGGCGCTGTCGACGGCGTTCCCGAACTACCCGGCGACGATCTCGATCAGCGAGAACATCGTTCGGCAGAACGACGAGGTCGGCTACTTCCCGACGCTGGGACAGCTCGCCAGCTACGTGCTCGACGCCAGCAAGGAGATCGTGAAGACGACCGGATACCCCGGCGCGTCGGTCACGCTCGCCAACGACGCCATCGCGATCTCCGACGGGACGCAGCAATCGTCAGCGGCCGCGAGGGCGATCTCGTTCATCGACCTCGTCGGCCAGCCGACCTGGATTCAGGCGCCGAACATCCAGTTCCACACGATCATGCGCGCCGACCTCAACGTCTGGGACAAGATCACGATGCCGGCGACGCTGGTGACGAACTCCCAGCAGGCGAACTCCGCGCTTGTGAACCAGAGGGCGTCGTTCCAAGGTGGCTTCCGGATCGTCAGCATGAGGCACGTCGGAGACTTCAGAAGCCCGTCGGCGGATTCCTGGGTGACGGTTTTCGAGGCGGCGCCGAACGTCGTCTCAGGGACGTGACGAGATGGCCGGCAACTGGCTGAAGACTCCCGTCGCGCGGACGCTCAACACGTTCGCGGAGAACAAGGTCAAGTCGGCGCTCGACCTGCTCGGCCAATCGCTGCCGGCGTCGGTGGTGTCGCGCCAGGGCGCGATCGTCACGGTCCAGTTCCTAGTCCAGAGCCAGTTCACGCTGCCGAACATTCAGGTCCCGCTGATCGGCTCGGAATACGTCCGGCTGCCGATCCAGCCCGGATGCCTCGGATGGGTGATGACGGCGGACGCCTACCTCGGCGGCGTCTCCGGGCTCGGCGGCGGGACGGCGAGCCTCGTCCCGCGAGCGAACCTATCGATGCTGGTGTTCTCGCCGATCGGCAACAAGAGCTGGTCGGCGTCCGACGACGACATGAAGACCGTCATCTACGGGCCGGACGGCGTCATCCTTCGAGACCAGGAATCCAAAAATAAGATCACCATCGACAAGACCGCCGGGATCACCGTCGACATCACGGCCGGAACGTTGACGATCAACGTGCCTGCGGGCCAGAAGGTCACCGTCAACGGGAACGGCATCTTCAACGGAAACCTCGAGGTCACCGGGGGCCTGGCGCTCGGCGGCAACATCACGGACCAGGACGGCACGTCGGTCTATCCCGGCAACATCCACACCTCCGGCGCGATCGTCGCGGGCTTCGGCACCGGCGGGCAGGTCGGGCTCCAGACCCACAGCCACGCGCAGCCGAACGACAGCCACGGCGACACCGAAGCTCCGACGGCCGCGCCGACGGGAGGGACCTGATGAGAACCTACGGCAGGATCACGAACCAGGACGGCACGAAGTCGTGGCGAGAGGTCCAGACCGACGCCGACGGCTTCGACGACTGGGTCTACGTCACCGCGCTCTGCCAGGTGCTGCTGCTGAACCTCGGGGAGTCCCCGTTCTTCGCGCAGTACGGAATCCCGGCGAAGCCGACCATCGTCCAGCAGGCCCAGCCGGACTACTACGTGTCGAGGACCCAGGCGCAGTTCGCCCCGCGGTTCGCGAGCCTGATCGTCGCGAAGGGCGGCAATGATCCGCCGAGCTACCGCGTCAACGTCACGACGAACCAGGGCGCCAGCGCCTCGGTCACCGTGCAGATTCCGCAATGATGTGTTAAACACGGCGGCCGAAGCGGGGGAGATCGAACCTTGGCGGACTTTCCGGTCGTCCTGACCACATCCGGCGCCGTGCCGACGCCGCCGGCCGTCATCCGCGCGGAGATCGAGGCGCTCGTCGCCTCGACGAACCCCGGATACACCGCGAACCTGCCCGGCTCGCTGATCGAGGACGTCCTCAGCACGCAGGTCGCCGGCATCGCGGAGTGCGATTCGGCGCGCGTCGAGCTTCTCAACTCGCTGACCCCGTTCGGGGCGAACGACTTCCTGCTGTCGGAACTTGGCCAGATTTACATCGGGCCCGGCTCCGCTCCGGGCACGCCGACGAACACCTCCGTGTTCGTGCGCTTCTTCGCGCAAGACGCCGAGACCTCGGCCGCGCTCGCCGGACAGGTCATCACGCGCGGGTTCACGGTCGGCGACGGGACCTACCAGTACGTCGTTCAGGACGACGGCCTGACCGACGACAGCGGCTTGGTCACGCTCTACTGCATCTCGCCGACCCCTGGAATCTGGACGGTGCCGGCCGGGACAGTCACCAACGTGGTCACTCAGCAGCCGACCGGAGTGACGATCTCGTGCTCGAACCCGGCGTCGGGGATCGTCGCCGCGGACGCGGAAAGCTCCGAGGCCTACCGAGCGCGCGTCCTCCAGGCCGGGCAGGCGATCGCCACCGGGATCGTGACGTTGCTCAAGACCGCTCTCGGCAACGTCTCCGGGGTCCAGCAGCGTCTCATCTCGGTCCGGCAGCAGGGCCAGCTCTGGGAGGTCATCGTCGGCGGCGGCGATCCTTACGAGGTCGCCGGCGCGATCTTCGACTCCGGGCTCAACATCGCCGGCCTGACCGGATCGATCCTCTCCGTGACGGCGATCACCCAAGCCAACCCCGGCGTGGTGACCACCGACCTCAACCACGGCTACTCCGACGGGCAAGACGTCACGATGACCGGGATCGTCGGGATGACGCCGCTCAACGGCGTGCCTGTGACGATCACCGTCGTCGACGAAAAGAGGTTCAGCATCGGCGAGGATACCCGGTTCCTGCCGGCCTACATCAGCGGCGGCGTGTGCTCCCCGAACCTGCGGAACGTGACCGTCAACATCAACGATCCTCCGGACATCTACTCGGTGACGTTCGTCTCGCCGCCGACCCAGACCGTGACGATCGCCGTGGCGTGGAACACGACGGCGCCGAACTTCACGTCGCAGGCCGCGGTCGCGCAGCTCGCCTCCGCCGCGATCGCGAAATACGTCAACGCGGTCACGGTCGGCGCGCCCCTCAGCCTC